ATCTTTATCTCTGGATATTAATGTTGTAAATTTTTTATTTTCATCTTTGTTTTTATAAGAAACATGAATCCAAGCATCTGATCCTTTTTCGGGATATGCTAATACTAATTGATGCCAACTTTCTAAATTATCATAACACCATTCCCATACTAATTCTATATCTTGATCTTTTATATAAAAATCAATAGCTTGACCATAAAAATGTTCATTTTGCGTAATAGTTCCTCCTATATGTTTTGTTAATGCCGCAGATCTATATCCTGATTTTATTCTAAAATAGTTTTTAGGAAAAGGACTATTTTCTATTATAGGATCTATACAGTTAAACATTACTCCTTTTAAATGATCTATTATAGTATTTCCTTCAGTCCAAGATTCATTATATTCTACTTTATCTATACCAGGATAATTATTAATTTCATTTAATTCTGTTTCTCCATTATAAGGGGGCACATATAATTCATGGGATTTTGGTGGGCTACATTCATCTACATTATAGGCCCCTGATATTTCTTTTTCTGCTATTTTTATGAGTAATTCGTGGTCTTCTCTTGGTATTCTATATATCCCGTTATATATTACCCTCATTTGGGAATCTTTTACTATCATCTTATGATCAAGTCCCCCTCCTGCTGGGTAAAAACCTATCCAATCTCTAACCATATAATTATCATTAGGGTTTCCATTTACCCTATCAACATATGCTCTATATTTTTCATACACAGCTGTAGGGTGTCTTTTTGGTTTATAATATGCTGATGATATTAATTGGGATAATTTGTAATTTCTTCCTATTAATTGGTTTAGTCCTTGAGTTACTTCTGGAGCTGTTTGTGTAGGAGCTGTATTTCCTATTTGGGAATAACTATTTGTTCTCATTTTTAAATTATCAGTTTTATCTTCTATTAAGGTATTTTCTAAAAGATAAATACAACTATCATCATCTAAAGTTGCTGATTCATCATAATTTTCTGCTTGTGGGTCTGTACAACCCTCTACATTTGGAGTGGGTGGGGATTTAAGTACTTCCTCATTTTCTTCAGTAATGTCTTCACTTTCTTCAAAATCAGGTTCTACTGTTTCATTTAATGTAGGGTTAGTGAATGTTTCTTTTATTGGTTTTATTTCTTCTAAATCAGCTCCATGTGATTTAAAATGTAAAGAAGCGGGGATAAAATTAGGTATTTGTTGGGTGGAAGTTAAATATATACTCGAATTATCACTATTTATATCTTCAATTGTATGTATCCATCCTTCTTTACTTGTATCAGATTCTTCTTGTCCATTTCTAATTATAATAATAGGATCTCCGTTTTCTGAAGATAATCCTTTTTTAGACCAATGATTTAATCCAACACCAGGATCATGATCATAAACATAATCTTTTGCACCTGCAACATTTGTAGAACCAAAACGAATTGAATTCCCAAATCTACCTTCAAGTATTATATCTCCTTCAAAGGGTAATAAAGGTTTTAAATCTTGTCTTTCTTTAAAATATTCACCAAATAAATTATTATTTGGATCTAAATTAGATGTAGGTTTATTTACTAAACCACTTTCTATATTAGAATATTCTACTGGAGCATCTTCATCATTATTTAAGGATGATAGTAATGGTAAAGGATTAGTATGTGGATGATTCCATATATTAATGTTGGATATATAATAACTAGTTATGTCATTTTTATTACTATTTACTCCAAAATTTTTATTTTTTGCATAAATTATTAAAACTAATTCATTTTTAAGAGGTAAATTTTTTATAAAAGAAAAAAAAGGTTTAGCAGATGTATTTGTTCTGCCTTTTACAGAATCATCTCCATTATCTATTGTGTCATAATATATAGTTCCTATACTATCATAATTGTCTTTACCTAATCCTAAATTATATGCTTGTTCAACACTTAATATTACATTTTTTACCCTACCTAAAATATAAGTACCCCCTACATCAGAAGAGTTTTTATTTCTTCCATCTCTTTGTCTTTTAATTCTTATCGGCATTTCCCTCTTCTAGTTGTTTTGGTTCTTCAACAGTTTTTGCTATTTCTTCAGTTAAATCTTGAAGTTGAGCCATTTCTTCTTCTGTTAACAATCCACCATCACCTGAATTTGTATTACCTGTGGATAAACGTTGTACAATAGCTGCCATTTTTATTAATGCATCATCATTTTTAACACTAATTTCCATATATTCTTTTATTAAAGGGACTACAACAGTAGCATCCCCTAAAGATTGAACTAAAGGACGTAATTCAGCAATTAAAGATGCTAATTGTTTAGCTTTTTTATTTTGATTATGATGAATTTCTTTTAATAAATCTGAAAAAGATTTATCATCAAATAATAATTGGTTTAATGGGTCCATACTATTTTATTATAAATATGGAAAAAAATCAGACTTTTACATATCCGTGAATAGCATATTCAGCGTATAATTCTTTATATATTTTTTTGAGATATTTGGTTACTTTAGTTATAACAGGGGTATCTACTCCTGTCATTTCTCTTATATAAATATATAATGCTTTTTTATTAAATATTTCTAAGTTTTCTCTACGTTTAAATAATACATTTATAGCATCACAAACTTTTAAATCTTGTTCTTTTTTAAACATAGTGAACATATTTTTATCTATATACTCTGTGAGATAATCTATAAAATCCTTTATTTCTTGTTTTCGTTCATCTCTTCCTAATTGATGTAATACACCATCATCTTCATCCGCCGCCATTACATCAGTTGTTATTTTTTTCTTTTTATAGTTATTGTTATTATAAAGAATAAGATAATTTTTTCCAACAATTGAAAAATAACTAAATGCTTTAGTACCTTTTTCTGGTTTAAAATAATCTAATTTTTCTAAAAGAAAACAAATTACTTCATGTTTTAAATCTTCTAAATCATCTACTTCTGTATAGTAGAATTTGAATGTGTGGATGAGATTTTCTGCTAATTTGTAGAAAGGATAATGTATTCTTGATCTAAATATGTGATCTCTTTCATCTTGATTAGATGAAGCTAAATATTCTTTTATAGCTGCGTCTGTATCTGCTGTAAAATATTGTTTTTTTGTTTTTTTTCTTCCTCTTCTTTTTGGTTGTGGCTCAAGAGAACCAGTGATTACTGGTTCTGGAGGGGGAGTAGGGGCATACTTAAGCTTGTTTGACATTTGGTTTTGGTAATTTTTATTTTAAAGTGAATTCATTTAGGGCTTCTTGAATTTTTTTTAGTTCTTCAAAAAACCATCCTACTTGATCATCAGCATAAAATATACCTTTATCGTCTATTTCTTTTATTCTTTGACCACAAGCATTTAAAGCTTCACTTTGTTTTATAATAAATTTTTCATATTCTTCTATTATATCTTCTTGGTTTTCAATTCTTTTTATTAAATTTCTAATAATAAAAAAAGCAGTAATAATTATTGCAGTTAATGTTATACTAAGTATTAATTCCATATTAATCTTTAAAAAATGAATCTATAACATTTAAAGTAGCATTTGATAGATTCGGGTTATTTTTTGTGTTTATTTTTTTAGCTGCTCTAAGTGTTTTATCTCCTTTAGTAGCATTAGCTGGTTTTGATTTTGGAACAGCATTAGATGTGTTATTCCATAATTCAAATTCTATTTGAGCAGCCATATGATCAGCTTGGTGCATTAATAAAGGTAGGTGTGTTCTTAATCTAGTTTCTTTTTGACCAGACATAAAGTAAAATTTATTTGACTCATCATATAAACCATCATGGATTTTAATTGTAATAAACTCGTTTTGAGTTACTTTACAACCAATTTCTTGAAGTATAAATAATGATCTTTCTGGAACTTTCATAGCAGGAATATCAGTATTAAACTTATAAACCATACCTAATTTATCAACATGCCATTGTGAATCGTTTGGTTGGTAATATTCGCCTTCTTGTTGGCCCATCTTGCCCAAATCATGGAATAATGCGGCGAATTGCATTTCTTCAACAGTATATGTGGATATATCACCACCCATTTTATTCCACGTTTCCCATAATTGATTTGCACAATCATATACACGTAAAACATGGTCAGTATAACCACCTGCAAATGCTGAATGGTGCCAATTCTTACTTGAAGCAGGCATCATCATCATTCTTTC